TTGATGGCGCATATCAAATACAAGTGCCCAGAGGGTGAAGTGTTGGTGAACTACCCATCTCACAAGAACTTAATGTTTACGATTAAGGAATCCCATGTTTGAAATTCTATCTGGTGGTCTATTTGGTGGCTTGTTAGGCGGTATCTTCCGTCTGGCTCCTGAAGTCTTGAAGTTCTTCGACAAAAAGAACGAGCGCGAGCATGAATTGGCCATGTTTGCCCGTCAATGTGAGCTCGAACAGCTCCGTGGACAGCAAAAACTAGCTGAAATAGGCGCTCAGAGGGAAGCGGCAGTGGATGTAGGTGTCATGGATGCCTTTACAGCCGCCATCAACCAACAAGCTGAGATGGTCAAGGCCGCAGGAGGGTGGGCGGCTAGCCTTTCTGCCTCTGTTCGACCTGTGGTGACCTACTGGATCATGGCTTTGTGGTCGTTTATCCACCTTTGGTTTGCCATCCAAGCTCACCGTGCTGGCGCGTCCCCTGAAGTCGTGTTCAAAACCATGATGACGGTGGACTTCTGCGCTTTGGTGTCAGGTACGATCAACTACTGGTTCCTTGACAGAACCCTTAAACAGCGTGGCCTATGAACTTGGAGATCGCCTCAGCGCTGTGTCGGCAGTTTGAGGGCTTCAAGTCCAAGCCGTACCTATGCCCAGCAGGGATTCCAACCATAGGGTACGGCTCGACCTACTACTCTGATGGCCGCAAGGTTACCCTGCAAGATCCGCCCATGGACGAGCCTGCCGCTCGAACGCTTTTGATGTACGAACTCAACCATACCTACCTGCCTGCCGTCCTTCGGCATTGTCCTGTATTGGTCTCTGATGAACGCAAGTGCAACGCCATCGTGGACTTTTGCTACAACCTAGGTGTGGGTCGTCTACAGACCTCAACCCTTAAACGTAAAATTAACGCACAGGACTGGGATGGCGCAAAAGAACAACTCAAGCTTTGGGTTAGAGGCGGTGGCGTGGTTTTGAACGGTCTGGTCAAGCGCAGAGACGCTGAATGCGCCTTGTTTTAATTGAAAAGGGAGACTAAAATGCCCCAACGAATCTACGAGGTGATTGCATGACGACCGCAAGTGTTATGACCTATGACAGTTTGGTCGAAAACATCCAGTCTTATCTGGAACGTACAGACGCCGCCACGCTGGACAAAATTCCCCTTTTCATCATGCTGGCCGAGCAGGTTATTGCCGCCGAGATCAAGTTCTTGGGCAACCTGACTGTTAACGCCAGCACCATGACAACTGGCCAGAACGTGATTGATAAACCAGCACGCTGGCACAAAACCGTATCGATGAATGTCACAGTAGATGGCGAGCGCCAGCCTGTTCTTTTGCGTAAGTACGAATACTTACGTGAGTACTGGCCAAACCCCACATCGACTGATGTGCCAAAGTTCTATTGCGACTACGATTACACACACTGGATGGTGGCTCCTACGCCTGCACAAGACTATGTTTTTGAAGTCTTGTACTATGAGCGTGTTCAACCTTTGGATAGCTCCAATCAGACTAACTGGTTCACCATTTATGCGCCGCAGGCTTTGCTGTACGGCTCTCTCCTGCAAGCCATGCCGTTCCTCAAGAACGATGACCGCGTTCCTATGTGGCAGGCGCAGTACACAGCAATCATGCAGACTTTGATGACCGAAGACAAGTTGCGTATTGCAGATCGTCAAGCGATTGCCGCTGACAGTTAAGGACTAACATGAGCTACAACTCACCATTTACAGGCAACGTCGTCCAGCCAACGGACGTTTCTTACCGTGCCGTTACGCTGAGCGCAAACACTCAGTTGGAGTGGCCAATCAACGGTAACGCTACTGACGACTACGCCGCTCGAATCATGCAGGTGACGGCCACAACTACAGGTCTTAGCCTGTACATGCCTCCTGCTAACCAAGCTTCTGTTGGCAACGATGCGCTGATCCGCAACATCGGCTCCAACACCTTTACGGTCAAAGATTACGCTGGCACAAACACCATCGTCACTGTGGCCGCAGGCGAGTCCAAGTACGTCTACATCACAGCAAACCCAACGGTCACAGGCACATGGGGAACAATTGCTTTTGGCACAGGAACATCTTCTGCTGACGCTGGCACTTTGGCTGGTCTTGGCTTGGTTGCTGACGGCGCTACGCTGAATCAAAGCCACCCAGCTCAGACCTTGGTGAACGCTGGAACCTTTGCCACTACTGACCGCGCTCAGACGTCTGTTTGGGCTGGCGGAGCTGGTACATACACGCTACCTGCCGCTTCTACTTTGGGCAACAACTGGTTCACATTGTTTAAAAACAGTGGCACTGGTTCTATGGTGATTTCCGCATCGGACAACATTGATGGCGCATCAACCAAGACATTTGCTCCTACTGAGTCTGCATTCATTGTTTGCACTGGTAGCACCTACATCACTGTTGGTTACGGTGTAAGCTCACAGTTCTTCTACACCTCTTTGGTAAAATCAGTGACGACTGGCTCATACACCTTGAGCGCCAGCGAAGCATCAAACACCATCCAGACCTTCACAGGGACATTGACAGGTAACGTGACCATTGTTTACCCGCCTGTGGTGAACCTGTACGTGATCAAGAACTCCACGACTGCTGGTGGATACACATTCACCGTAGGTACTGGTTCTGGCACATCTGTTGTCATTCCTTCTGGTCAACAGGTTACCTTGGCGTGTGACGGAACTAACTTCTTTAATGCCAACACATCACAAGCTGGTTCTGTGACCACGCTGAGCTTGGCTGACGGAAATGTAGGTTCTCCTTCGCTGAACTTTGGTAACGAAACAAATACTGGTGTCTATCGCGCAACCGCTGGTGAATTCAACACCGCCATCTTGGGTGTGCTCCGTTCTACCTTGTCGGCTACTGGTTTGGCCATCGTTGGCGATGTTTCTGGTACGACAGGTACTTTCACTAGCGGCATCTCTGGCGGTACATACTGATGACGAAAAAAGTCTTTGCTCTCGACACGAAGCCGGGCATCCAGCGCGATGGCACGGTCTTCGACAAAGACTTCTATAACGATGGCCGCTGGGTCAGGTTTCAGCGTGGACGCCCACGCAAAATTGGTGGCTACCGCCAGATCACCGCTGGCCTCTCAGGCCCATCTCGTGGCATTTACGTCAACCCACAGCAAAGCTTTAACAACGTCTTCAGTGGGCACTCACAAGGTTTACAGGTTGTTCCGATTGATAACAACGGCGTAGGCTCTGGAATCACGGACATGACGCTGTCAGACTTTACCGCCTCGGACAATAACCTGTGGCAGTTTGATACGTTCTATGACGTAAGTGGATCTGGCGATAACTTATTGCTTGCGCACCCCGGTCAAAACTTGACCCTTGTCGACAACAACGTCAACACCCCCGTTTTGGGTGGCGACATCACTGGCACGTCCCTGTCCGCTATCGGTGTGTTTACCGAAGTGGCGGCGACAATTACAAACGGTTCACCCAACATAACATTGGCCACAGCCAACCTGTTAATTGGTGCTGGTCAATCCGTCTCTGGGACTGGTATACCAGCAGGCGCTACGGTTGTGTCCATCACAACAACAGCCTTGGTGATTTCCGCCAACGCCACAGCTAACGGATCGTCCATTACGCTGACTTTTGACAATAACGTGTCAGTCTCTGGCGGCGTTGTTTCTCTGCATCCTTACGTGTTTGTGTACGGCAACAACGGTTTGATCAGAAACTGCTCAGCAGGCAACGTACAGGACTGGGTCTCTGCGGATGCAAATGAGGTCTCTGTGGCAACTGGAAAGATTGTCCAAGGGCTACCCGTCAGGGGCGGCTCAAACGCGCCTTCTGGGCTGTTTTGGAGCCTTGACAGCCTAATCCGTGTGTCATTCATCGGTGGATCTGGTACTCCTCCACAGTACTGGCGTTATGACTTGATCTCTTCGCAGTCGTCTATTCTGTCCTCTCAGTCTGTGATTGAGTACGACGGCATCTACTACTGGTGCGGTGTTGATCGTTTCTTGCTTTACAACGGCGTTGTGAAGGAGATCCCAAACCAGATGAACCAAAACTACTTCTTTGACAACCTGAACTACGCCCAGCGCGAAAAGATCTGGGTATCTAAGGTTCCTCGTTTTGGTGAAATTTGGTGGTTCTACCCACGCGGCGACGCCACTGAGTGCACGGATGCGATCATCTACAACGTGCGCGAGAACACATGGTACGACGCTGGTGAAGCCCTAGGAGCTCGACGCTCTGCTGGTTACTTCTCTCAAGTCTTCCATTACCCTATCGCCGCATCTTGGGAAGCCAATGCTGTTGGCGGCGTGAACGATGTCACTCTGACCAATGCAGGCACGTCCTACACGAACGGAACCTATACAAACCAAGCACTGACAGGTGGAAGTGGTTCAGGAGCAACAGCGACGATTGTTGTGTCTGGTGGCGCGGTGACATCTGTCACGATCTTCAACAAAGGTACTGACTACGTTGTTGGTGACACCTTGTCCGCATCGATCCCCGCAGGCTCTGGTTTGGTCATCACAGTAGCTGAAGTGGTTGACTTTGTTTCTCTGTGGCAACATGAGATCGGAACTGACGCTGTTCAGGACACCACCGTGTTGGCCATTGAGTCCTTCTTCGAGACCAATGACCTTGGATGGGTCTCTGGTGGCCCAGCTCAGCCTTCTCCTGTTGGTGAGAACAAGTGGATTCATTTGGAGCGCCTAGAGCCTGACTTCTTGCAAGAAGGCGAGATGGAGCTGTACGTGACTGGCCGTCCTTTTGCTCAGTCTGAGGACAAAACGACTGGCCCGTATGTATTTGAGCCTGATACAAACAAGATTGACCTGCGTGAACAGCGCCGTGAGCTTCGTTTGAAGTTTGTCTCTAACGTGGCTGGCGGCAATTATCAAGTTGGCAAGATCATCATCGATGCAGACTTTGGAGACGTACGTGGCTACTAATCCATTGAACGTCGGATTGATCTACGACCCACGGTATCATTCATTTGATTCGTGGGCTTGTCTCATGGTGGAGCTGTATGGTGCTCAGAACCTGTCTATTCCTACGCCAACGACAGATTGGAAAGAGTGGGCGGCAGGCTTGAAGGGTATCGATGTGTTCACCAATGAAGGCATCCCTAGCCCCTATAACTTTGACGACTGGCAAGAGTGGGCAGAAGCTGTTGTCAACGCTGTTAACCCATCGGTGAACTGATATGGCACTTTACGAAAAGCTTTCAGCAACGAGCTCACCCGAAGATATTGCCGCCGCCTACAAAGAATTTACAGGCTTGGCTGGCGGTGACACTGCCGCTGTACAAAAGCAAGCTGTCGACTATCTGACAGCGTTAGGTATTGGTGCCCCTACTATTTCGCAGGCGTATGGCATCTATCAAAATCCTGTGGTAACTACCACTGGTGGTCTTCCTACAACACAAGTTGAAGATACAAGCGGTGGATCTACTGCCACAACCCAGACTGGTGGTACCACTGGTACGACAGGAACTACTGGCGCGTTGACACAAGCAACAACTGGTTTGACAGGCGCAGATACATTAACAACAGGCAACACTGGCGCACTAACAACTGGATTAACGGGTTCAACTACTGGTGGAACTGGGTTAACTACAGGCGCAACAACTGGTTCAACAACTGGTTTAACTACAGGCACAACAGGTCTCACGACTGGCTTAGACACCACCAGTGGATTGTCAGCGCTTAATAACATAGTAGGAACAGGAACCACAGGCGCAACTACAGGATTAACCACTGGCGCAACCACAGGTTTGACTACTGGCCTAACAAAAACTTACACACAGGCTGAAGTTGATCAAGCGCTTGCAGATACGCTTGCAACTGATCCAAATGCTAGTAGAGCAGATCTTATTACTGCGGCGGCTACATTAGGAATTACTGCTAATCAAGTTGATACGGCTCTGAATAATTTAGCCGCAACAAACACCACAAACACAACTGGTGCATTGACTCAAGCTACACAAGCCAACGAGGTATATCTTGGTGATAACCGCTGGCTGAACACCACAACAGGCCAAATCACAACAGACTGGAATAGAGCCGCGCCAGCAAAAACAATAGTCAAAGAAGAAGACAGAAATGGAATGCATTTCCGTTACTACAGTGATGGAAGCATGGATTCTTCTGTGCAATCTACAGATAGCTTCTTGGATTTCGTCGGAGATGTAGCACCTAATTTAGCTTTGCAAATTGGCATGGTGATGGCAGGAGGCCCTGCTGGTGCTGATTTATCTGCAACGCTTGGCTCAACTATTTCCAATCAATTAGGTTTGAATCTAAGCGCAAAAGCCGCACAAGCTTTGGGTGCTGGTTTGATTCGTGGAACGCTGACAAGCGCATCTGGCGGAGACTTTGTTACAGGTGCAATCACTGGTGCGGCCAGCACTGGTGCGAACCTTCCTATTGGTGACACTGGTTTGACGCTTGGGAATATTGGCACAGCCGTTAAATTGCTGAATGCAAACGATGCGGCTTCCGTATTTAGTGCGCTTGCATCTGATCCAACGCTCTCAAAACAAACAAGTGGTTTCTTAGGCACTGAAGCAACAAACGCTGTCAACACAGGTCTGAAGATCAACAACATTGTTACCAGACTGCAAAACGGCCAGAATGGGGCCGCGTTGACACTGCTTGGTGAGTTAGCAAATAGCTCCGACACAAAATTAGCTGGCGCGGCGTTATCTGCTTATCAAGCTATTCAAAACGGCGCTTCTTCCGCACAGATCTCTAGTGCTTTGTTGAATTTATCTAATTCAGCAGGTAGTAGCTCTAAGTCAACAACATCCACAACTGGTTCAACTACCGTATCAGATAGCGTGCCGCTAACTGAAGATGAGATTGCTGACCTAACGCCTGACCAGCTACGGGCATATCAAGAAGGTGGCGTTTCTGGCCTGCGTGACTACAACCGCGCCATCAAGAACCTGACATCCTTGACAACAAGTGGTTACACAGGTGACTCCTTGGGTGGCAACGATACTTTGTCAACCACAGGTGGCAATACAAATTTAACTCGTGGGTTGACTGGCGCTTTGACTACGGCAACTACTGAAGACGAATTTGATAATCTGATGATTACAAGTTTGCGCAGTCAAGGTCTTAACAACGCGCAAATATCTGCATACTTAGACAATCTGAATTCTGCCAGCTCTGGCTTGAATGATGTTGGACTCCTTGCTTTCAGGCAAGCTAAAGTCTCTGGCGCTACTGACGCTGAAGCCCTTGCCGCCGCTAACTTGGCAACTGGCAAAACTACTGCTGAAACAGATACAGGCACAGAAGTTGAGTTAGTTGTTACAGATACAGATATTGAGACAAATATCTACTCGTTCTACGACACACAGAGCGAGTTTGAGACTGGTAAGGAGTTGGTTGTCACAAGCGGCAGAGAAACAGGTCAAGAAACTGAAACTGAAACATTAGAAAAAATCATTATTACTGCTAATAGTGAAACAGAAACACAATCTGAAATTGAATCGTTACCTGTAATTACTGTGACGGCATTCAGCGAGAAAGAGACTGAGATTGAAACTGAATCAGTCCCAGTCATTACTGTCACTTCTTTTAGTGAAAAAGAAACTGAAACTGAAACTGAAACTTTGCCAGTGATAACTGTTACTGCTTTCAGTGAAACAGAAACTCAGACTGAAACTGAAATTGAAATCACGGATTCTCGTACTGAGACTGAATCGGAAACAGAGACAGAATCTGAAACTGAAACTGAATCGTTACCTATTATTACCGTCACAGCTTTTAGTGAAACTGAAACTCAGACTGAAACTGAAACTGAAACTCAGACAATCACTGAAATTGTTGTCACTGATACTCGTACGGAAACAGAGACAGAAACCGAGACTTTTACACCAGTCGTCACAGGCGTTGTCACGAAACCTGCAACAACAACCAGCGCGTTCTCAGCAGGCCCAGCCGCTTTAGGTGGATCTGGCAAACCAATTGACTTCTTGAAGGAAAACCTCCTCAAGACTTACATGACTAAGCAGAGTTTCAAGGATCCTCTGGCTGAGTTCACCAAAGCTCGTACAGAGATGATGAAGGATAATATGATGCAACAAGGCGTAGACCCCCGCTTGGCGGCTATTTTGGCGGCTAAGATGAATGGCACAGAGCCACCACCAGCTCCTGCCTACAACTATGGCGAAGAGCCCTCCAGCATTGACGACATCTTGAGCCTCAAGGGCGAGGGTGACCAATATTTTGCCCAAGGCGGCTACGTTCAGCCTCTGATGGCCCAAGGTGGCATGGCTTTGCCTCTCCTAGCGGCAAAAGGTGGCCTGCCAACCACTGTGAAGGGCCGTGAGGACTTCCGAGATGGCAAGCACGTAGCTGGTGAGGGCGATGGCCAATCAGATGACATCCCTGCCATGCTCGCTGATGGTGAGTTTGTGTTCCCTGCGGACGTGGTTTCTGCGCTAGGAAATGGCTCAACAAAGGCAGGAACGGATAAACTATACGAAATGATGCACTCAATTCGTGATAGAGCGCGGTCTAAGGGGCCAAAAGACCTGCCCCCACCCGCATTTAAATCACCACTTGACTACCTGAAGAAACGGTAAGGAGAAGATTATGGGACTGTTCACTGGAGCCGCGCCACCAGACATTTCGTCTACCCAGACGACTGCGTCTACTACGCCTGACTACTACACGGACTATCTGACCAAGCTGTCTCAGTCAGGTCAAAGTGCATTAGGTACGTACGATCCAACTACAAAGCAATTCACGGCTCCAACTCAAGCGAGCATGATTGCGGCTGGATCGCCTTATGTTGCAGGTCTGACACAAGCTCAAAAAGACGTGTTTGCAAACGCACCTAAGCAACTTACACGCTACCAGACCCCGCTTGATGAAGCCCTGACCGCTGGTAAAGCTGGCGCTGGAGTGAGTCAAGCTGACATCGATAAGTTCTACAACCCATACGAAAAATCAGTCATGGAGGACATGGCCACTCGTAGTGCAACCAATGTTCAGCGTAACCTGATGCCTCAGCTCAAGGCTGGTTTTGTAGGTACTGGGGGCTTAGGTGGCACGCGCTACGCTAATGCTACAGGCCAAGTTCTTGGTGATGTGAATACAGCGCTCTTGCAAGAGCAAAACAAAGCCAAGCTGGCTGGTTATCAAACAGCGCTTGATGCGGCATTGAAAGAGGCTGGTATGCAGACGCAGGCTTCTGCCGCGTTGTCTAGCCTTGGCTCTGCTGAGCAACAGGCCGCTACGACTGGTTTGAAGACTGGGGCTGACTTGGGTGCTTTACAGCAAGCGTTCACTCAGTCGCAGATCAATGCGCCACTGACACAGGCTTCTAACGTGGCCGCGTTGATGAAGGGGTACACAGTGCCTACGACGCAGACGCAGACCTATAAGGGCCCCGGGACAACTTACCAGCCCTCACCCCTGTCTCAAATTGCTAGTTTGGGTACTCTGTTGGCCAGTGGCTTCAACTCTGACTCAGGATGGGGCAGTCGTCTGCTTAAGTCTTTGGGTACATCTGCTGACGTTACTAATGCCCAAAACCCATTTGCAACTGTTAATTGGGCAAATGCAAGCACAAATGCAGATTCCGATTATGGTGGTGATACGAGCAAGCCGGGCCACTGGGAAGGTGGCGAATGGGTAGAGGATTAAAAAATGGCACTTCCTGAACAAATCCAAAATGCGGCGTTGCCACTGAGCAACCAGCCACCTAAGCCTCCTGCTCCTGCTTACACGGACATGGATGTGCCTGAGCGTGGCGAGATGTCTCCTCTGGCTGACATCTCTAACAAGTACCGCTCCATCTACGACACAGCCGCTGAAAAGCTGATGGCATCTTTGGATGACCGCAAGGGCCAACTGTTTGATCCTGTTCTGTTGGCTTTGTCTCAAGGTTTTGCCGCGCCTACCAAGACTGGTGGCTTTGGTGAGTCCTTGTCTACTGCCGCTGGTCTTGCCAATCAAGCCTCTCTCCAGCAAGAGAAGTCAGCTCGTGAGAATGCCATGGCTCGTATGCAGATGGCTCAGGAGATGATGAAGACTGGCAAAGAGCGCGAAAAAGGCGAACTCTTGGGATCTCTGTACAAGAAGACCCCTGCTGGCCAGTTTGAGATGGATGAGAGCATCGCTCAAAGGTTGTCACAGATCACTGGTGATCCTAAATTCATCCAAGACATCATGGCCAATCAGAAGACCAAGCAGTTGCGTGCGCTTGGTGAGCAGATGTTCACTGAGACAAAGGTTGAAGGCAAAGATGGCGAGCCAGCTCGTACTGTCATGACCTTTAATCCTAACGCCGCAATGAAGTTAGCAAAGATCTCTGACAACCCTGTGCAGGCTATCTCCCAGTATGCTGATATGGTTCCTAAGCTTCGCAAAGCTGGAATGCTTGGCGACTTAAAGGGTGACACATCTACACCGTTCGATGCTCTTGTTTTGTTGGCTGATGCGTTAGGTGCACAAGGCCCCGCCGTGAAGCTTCAAGCCAAGCGTTTGGCTGAGCAGTATCAGAAGGGTTACATCGACGAAGACAAGGCTAACGCTTTAGCTAACAGCATGATGACTGCCACTACAGCTTCCTTGGATCGTCAGACTTCACAAGCCGCAACGGCTGTTCAACAAGCTTTCTTGCGTAGTCAAGCTGAGTTGAACAATCAGCTTGCGAGAGAAAAGCTGGAAGACAAACGCAAAGAGAGTGAAAGCAAGCTGACTGATCAGCAAAAGCTGGATTACAAACAAGTTATCTTGCCAGTGATCAATGAGGGTGTGAAGGCTGGTACGGCCAAGACCCAACTTGCGCAGATCAAGGAGAAGGTTGCAAATGCGCCTAGTGGCGTGCTGTCTGGTGCGTATGCGTCATCGGTGGGTGCGTTGTTTGGCACGGATGCGAATACGGCTTTGCGTGAGCTGACATCGCTGAGTAAGGCGTTGGTGACGATGATCCCAAGACTGCCCGGGGCCGCTTCCAACCTCGATGCCAAAAACCTCGAGAAGTCTATTGGTGATCTCCAAGACATCACCCTGACCAACAAACAGCGCGTCAAGCTCATCAACGACATCGATGAAGGCTTCACCAAGCTGATGAACCGCGCCGACGAAGTGCAGACCTATTGGGAGTCCAACAAGAAGATCTCCCCTGCTGTGCTGTCTGGCGCCCCTAAGCCTGCTGAAACTCCTAAGCCTGCAAGTGGTTTCCCAATTCCTACGCAAGCTGACATTGATTACGCTAAGAAGCATAAAGATACTATTCCTATGTTCATTAAAAACTTTGGAAGGGCACCATAATGGCTGAAAAAGTACCAGACTGGGCTAAGCCTGAAGCTTCTGACGAGGTTCCTGCTTGGGCTAAAGCAGAAGCTCCTAAAGTGAACATGGATGATTTCCCTCGATTTAAAGAGAAAGAGGGTCATAAGTTTAAACAGGTTGCGCCATCAACCCAGAATTTGATGACCATATTGGCTGGCGCTCAGGCTCCAGCTATTCCAGTTGCTGGTGCTTTACAGTGGTTAGGTATTAACAAACCTGCTGAGTTCCTCAAATCCACATCTGAGTACGCCAAGAGCATTGCAGGCACGCCTGCCTCTGTGGCTGAGTTTGGTGGTGAGCTATTGAGTCCTTTGCCTATCAAGGGTGGAAACTTAGTGGAAAAGGCTGTCACAACAATTCCCAAGGTTGGCTCATCAATTATGGCCCGTATGGGCGCTCAGGGGGCCACACAGGCGGCTTTTACGCCCACGGAGAACCCAGACCTAAGCTACCCAGAATTTTTGTCTGAAAAGGCCAAACAGATGGGTGCTGGCACGGCTGGCGGTGC